ATTTTTTTTACCTTCCCTTTTAACATTTATATTATCCTTTAAGGGAAGGGGCAGCTTTCGCCGCCCCATTCCATTTTAGGGGTTTCTATGAAGCAAAAGCCGTTTCATCAGCTAAATGCAACCTTTGTATCCATTCCCTTGGGATCAACGATAACCAACGGGAACTCTACTGTCATAAGACCATTCTGTGCCATTTCAGGCATAGGAATTGCCTCCGGGGGCTGTGCAACTACAAAGAAAGCCTTTGTAAGGTTAGGAGCGATTGTTTCAAACCACATATTCTTACCTGCTGCCTTAGCGGTCTGGTAAGCGTCAATAAGGTCTGACCACTCGTCCTCTGTTTCATCTGTGAAGTTTACTGTTACAGTCCAAGTACCACCTGTTTCACCACGTCCTGCAACGGTCTTAGTTACATAATCCTCTAATGCTGACGCATCAATGGTAGCGGGATTAACAGTAATTCCACCAATTGCATTAATTCTGTGGAGCTGTGTAAATGTAGCGGGCTTCTGTCCTGCGGTTGATTCTACACCGTAGCCAAAAGTTACACCCAAGGTCGAAAGACCCATGATTGTAGCATCTGCCATTTCTTTATCCTCCTCATAAGGTTATTAAAGATTGATTTCTTCCTCCGCCCCAATAACACGTCTATACCGGGATATAAACGAATAGGTATCAGAAGTTTCTCTATTGATTTCACCTCTGAATATCACATTAAAGCGGAGTTTCTTAAAGTTTTCTAACACTGCTGACGCTAACTTTCGCATACCCGCAAGTCCGTTATCAGTTCCGTTCTTTGCTATAGTGATATGCACCTCAAAGGTTGCCATCAAAGCATTAACAGTAGTGTTATCAAGATCAGCACCGATTTCAGGGCTATCCAACATCTTGATAAAGATTGTCGGTAAAGAGGTTTCATCATTCAACTTTTCCTGTTGAGTGATGTATAAGTCCGGGTAAGTGGTTTTCAAAGCATTTTCAAGCCTTGTCTTAATGATTGTGTATATTTTAGGTTCAATACTAAATACCCAATCAGTCTGAGCCATATCCGAACACCTCCCTTGCTGTAGCTTCAACTTGTGTTATTATTTCTATTACGGCATTGTGCAACGGTCTTGTCGGCTTGATACCGCTTGCCGTATGCCAATTACCGCTTACGTCCATATATCTCCAACTATCTTCAAATGCGTGTGTCTGACCGGGAAACTCACCACGTCCGACTTTAGTTCCGTCAGGCAATATTGCTGTATTCTCTGTTAAGCCTTCCCAGATAACAGCGTGTCTACCTGCACCAAATTCCGACATAAGCAAGGGTGAAAGTTCTGCATGGACGGTTATTCCGTATCTAATCCACTCTGACATTATTACGCTTGTTTCTTTCGCCACAATCGTAACACCGTAAGGATCATTCTCCTTTGTGAATGTGATATACTGTCCCATATTGCCAACGGACAATGCCGCAGCACTTATTCCCTTGTCAGCCAATTTCCGCAGAACCATATGGACTTTTATCTGGAACTCTGTCTGATACCGTTCTACATCATCAGCCATTCTCTTAATGTCCGCCGAATTAAGTTTAGCTTTGATTACCATTCTTCACACGCCTTTTCAAGATAGCTTTGGTCTGATTCAGGCTATTTCTTACGGCTACAACGCTGTAGTCTGCTGTAGACCCGTCATTCGTACCCGAAGGTGGCTCTGTTTCAAACCATATAAGACTTGTTTCAGTTATCGGGATCGCCTTGACATTCGCAACAATGATAGCGTCATAAGCAGACATATCTAACCCAAACTCTACGTCATTTGAATCACCGCCGGAAAAACTGATATTTCCAAGGAACTCAACAGGCGTATCATAACTTAACTCATAATCGCCATTGTCAATGTAAACGGTTTCACCATCTACAATGATCGTTTCCTCGGACGTTACAGCCGTTCTTTCGGCTTTCAAGGCGTAATAGATTGTCTGCTTATTCTTTCTCAAAGTCCGCATATCAAGCACCCTCTAACTTATCCAATCTGCTTAAAATACTTTCTATCGTTGCTTCTTGCTTTGCCTGTTGTGTCTTAACATCATCAAAGTTCTTTCGCATATCTCTGATTTCAAGTTTTATGTCCGTGGCAAAATCCGAAAAACTTTTAGTCAGGGTATCAATCTTTTCTTCAAGTCTGATAACACTCCCCGCCTTTTTTACAGTTTCTTCATCATCTGCCCGTTTCTTAGACTTTATCCCGAAATACACGGCAAAACCAACAGATACAACCGAGATCAACGTAGTAAGTGTAATTGTAATGTCCGGCATATCGTCACCCCCTTATAGGATTTTGACAAATGCGTGAACATCACTTAATAATTTGTTTCTGTCATACCAAGTCCTTGACACGGAATTTTCGGAATGGTTTTTCTGTCCTTCTGCCCCACTCTGGTTATAATCGTACCTTGCAAGGTTTGTAATGGTGGTAAAATACCGAGTAGACAATTCTTCAAGTATCTTTTCGTCCGTGTAATGGCTATTGCCATATTCACGTCTACCCATTACATCCCTTATCGCAAGTTCCACCTTGCCCGCCAGAATATTAGCGTTGTAACCATCCTCCGCCTGTAATTCCGCTGCTAACAGACTTGTTATTTGATTTTTAAGTGAACTTATGTCAACCATCTGTCAGCCTCCTTGCATAAATAATTATGCTTTAGGTTTCCTTCCGCCTTTTTTCTTTTCTGTTTCAGCCTTATTTGTAAGAACTGATTTAGGTTCGTCAAGGACTACGTTCTCTACAGGTTCTTCAACCGATTCAGTAACGGCTACCTTTTCAGTAACCGCTACCTTTTCGGTCTTTTCAGCGTCTATAGGAACTTCCTCGCCGGGGAAATAACGTTTGCCGTTGTATTTAACAGTGTATTCAAATTTAGCCATGAATTACACTCCTTTCCCGGTATCAGTATGCCTTGATAACGTAGGTTTCATCCATTCTCTCAAATGAAGGAAGAACGATCTCGGAAACAGTGGTCTTTGTCTGAACAGGGTCACTTGTGTTGGTAACTGTAACAGCAACGCCTGTATTAACAAGTGCTGTGTCATAGTTAGGATCAGCCATAAGTGTACGCTCGTCAGGAGTAGTACCATACCAAGTATTTCCAAGGCTGCCTTCGGGAACTAATGCACAATAGCCATCAGCAAAGAACTGAGTAGTTACACCTGCCTCGGTCTTGAACTTCTTTGTGTAAACGATAACATTTACGCCAAGCTCGGTAAGGAATAACTCCTTAACCTTTGCATCAGTAATCATTACGTTTGCAGATACGTTCTGAGCAAGGATGTAGTTCTTTACAGAAGGACAAGCCTTAACCTTGTTGAAGGTATCACGGGACATGATAGCGATTGAAGGTCTTGTACCTGTAAGAGCCTCAACTGCATCCTGAGCGTCCTGAATATCCTTTACAGGGTCAGCGGTAGAAGTAGCTGCTGCTGTGTCCCACTTAGCGGTAGATGAAAGTGCTTCATAGTTATTGGTTGCATATGAACCATCAGGATCATAGTTGTAAGAATATGTAGCACCATCAGCGGCAATACTGATTGAAGGATGTCCGTTTGTAGGGTTAAGGAGCTGCATTATCATTCTTTCAGGAACAACGTTTGCACCCTCAACAAGTGTGTTTGCATCATCAAAGATGCGGTCAAGCACTTCCTGTGCGTAAGGATCAGCAGAATCCTTTACTCTGAGGATTTCCTGCTCGTCAACTTCCTTAACAAGCATACTCTCCTTAAAGTAAGCCATTTCGGTCTTATCGATCTTGATACCCTCACGGCTTCTGATTGTAGACTTTGTATCAAATGCACTCGGCATAAGTGATACGGGAAGTCCCTTTGAGGTCTTAATCCACTTTAAATCAAGACCCATTTTCTTCTTAGCAGGGAAAAGAAGGCTGCCAAGATAAGGTATCTGATTGCTTGCTGCATTAGCATTAACTATAGCAATCGCTTTAGCTGAATAAGCATCTCTTAATCTCATGTTTTTTTTCCTCCCTTTCAATTATTCAAAACAGATAAGCGGTAAAGCCGCCTTAACAGCGTCAGTAATAACGCTTGAACCGCTTGAAACAGGGCAATTAGCGGTATTAACTGCTGCAAATGCCTTGATAAGTGATCCGTTAGGGTTAGATACAAGAACATCATTAAGCAGGATGCCTACTGCGTCACTTGTGGTTACGCCCTGTGATGTGGTGTCCTGAGCTACTTCGCCATCAGCATTGATAGGAGTTCCGGCAGGAATAACATCAACGCTTGCGAACTCTGTAGACTTGATAGTTACAGGTACGAAATACTCACCGCCGAGTTTTCTTTTAAGAATTTCGGAGGTCATTTCAACTGCATTAGAAGTGAAATTCATAATCTTTTTCCTCTCTTTCGGATTATTTTAAGTATGATGCCATTGCATCACCCTGTGCCTTACCACCTTCGGTCATACGCTTTGCGTAGCCCTCTGCATAGGTTTCGGCAGCAGATTTTTCGGGTTCACCACCACCATTACTTCCACCGGGATTACCTGCTTTTCCGGCAAGTTCGGCTTCTTTAGCGGTAGCGGCTGCTTTTTCTCTGTTGGTCAATATCTGACCAAGAGTGTCAAAATTGATTTCCCCATCTTCGGAAATCAGGTTTGTAGCATCTTCCCCGGTAATACCAAGGGATGATAACTTGTTTTGAACTGTCATAGTCTTTAAAGACTTTTCAAGTTCAGCGATCCTTGCATTGGCCTGTTCAGTAGCCTTGTTAGCTTTCTCAACCTCGGTTAAACCCTTGTTGTTGAGTTCGTCTAACTGAGCCTGTAAGGTTGCTACCTTTTCACTCTCGGCCTTATACTTTTCAGCCCGGTCTTTTTCTGACTTGACTTCCTTGTTTACCGAATTGAGGTAGTTTGTGATCTGGTCCTCTGTAGGTTCGGTAATTCCAAGAGTTACCAATAAAGCCTTTGCCTGTTCTCTGGTCATATATTGTCCTTCCTCCGCCGATTTTTTAACACTGTTCTCTCAGCTTTGCGGTCTGCCATTTGACGCATGGCTGCATATTTTTGTATAAAAAAAGGACTACTTTGTGGTAGTCCTTAGTTTTATTGTATTAATCATATGTCACCGAACACCGGCAATTATTTGTTTCCTCTGGATGATCGTAAGCATTTTCTTCATCCAGGGGATAAAGCATTTCAGCCTCACCAACCTGGAAAAATTCATCAATGTCTATCGTAGCACCATCCACGGCAACGTGTGTGTCCCTGACCTTGTTATCATTCAGGGTATGCCATGTTTTAGTGGTTTTTCCGTTCTCTTTGGCCTCTAAATACTCGTCATTGTTACCAACGTTGTTGATCTCGTTCTCAGCTATCATTATTGACCGATCTTCGGAAGTCATAAACTCTACATCAATCTTTTCAAGTGTATGGTCTATTACATCTTCCGCCACACGTTCTATGTGTGCATAATTTGGTCTGTAGCCATATTCCAGAACTATCTGTGAGTATTCAGATATAAGCCGGTTTATCAGTTCTTCCCTTGTAACCTCTGCCGCAAGCGCAAGCAAAAACAGATTTCTAATTACACGTTCAAGTTTTACCGCTGCATTTGTCCGCCGGTTTATTTCATCTGACGATATTAACATTTCATCAAAGTAATCCATGATGATTTGTCTTACAGCCGTTTCCTCTATATCGCTTTTAAGGGTTTTTAATTCGTCAAGTATTCGTGTTGCCATTCAGATCACCTACAATCTGTTTAGCCTTTTCAACCTGACTATTTAAGCCCTGTTTAGCAATCTCACTGTCAATAGCTTCATCAACGGTATGCCACAAAGCATCCAAATAAGGCTTACTCTGGAGATATGTCTTTTCACTGTCAGCCCAAAGACCTGTAACCTTAATTGCAACTAACGGATGTATGCCGGACCTTAACAGGATTTCAAGAGATTCAGCCTTAACAAGCAAATTATCTGTCGGGCTATGTACGATATGTACGTCATAATCCATTTCCGTAAGTTCGCAAGGATTAGGATTAACAGCCTGTGAGATAATCTTTATGGCAACCCTGTTAAGCCGTTTATCAGATACAGATACATACGGGTCTTTAAGATTTGCTCTCTGCCTTGCAAAATCCCATCCGTTTCTGAGCGATACAGCTCCGGCGGTATCTCCGCCCGTATTACTCTGACGATTAGGAATAGCCAAAATATCAAGAGCGTTATTCCAAATATCATCCTTGCCTACCTGTGTACCTTCCTGATTAAGCTCCTGCTGCATCAGGTCAACGCTTGCGGTATTAGTACCGTTATTTGACTTGACAACAATCGCACCATTCTGTTTCATGGCAAGGAACGAATCTTCATCCACTTCGCAGTTTATGAACTTGAACCATGATTGAACAAACTGAGCAATGCCATCTACACGGTTACTCTGGATTTCATTCACGGCATCAAGCATTGTGATAACCAACTCTATGTCCGAAAGCCTGTCAGCATTGTTAGGATATTCGACTATCGGTATGCCACCAAAAGCATGAATGTTTGTTGAAATTATCTGCCCCTGTTTGTAAATGTATTCAAGGTATTCCGAAAAACACTGATAATACTGTTCCCCGTTCTCGTCCTTTAACTGCTGCATAGCTAAAAGCGGTTCAAAGGTTATAGCCGAATAAACAACTATGGTATTCATAGGGGACGGAGCGATAAGCCTGTAAGGAACTGCATAAGGCGGTTTAGTCCTCTGAATACCCTTGTAACCCATACCGACAGATGAAGTCCATTCACCGCACTGTATATCTACAAGGTTCTTGTTTGCATTACGGTTATAATCGTTGAGTGCATCTACAGCCTTGTTGATCTTCTCGTCATTTTTTAAGCTGACGCACTGTACGGGTTCGCCGTATGTCTGAGCGTTCTTGAACGAAACTATCTCAAAAGCATGGTTCTCGACTACCGGGTTATTTATATCGTCCCTAATAGTCTTGTTTCGGTAAAGTACGGGCTGATCGCCTTTGTAGTAATCATGCAGGTAACGGATAGCGGGTCTGTTCCAATTCAGCGTAGATGCACCTTTGTTTATGATTTTCAGAATGTTGTCGGGAGTAACTTCTGAAAAGTCAACATATGCAGTTTTTCGTCCGTACTGACCCTTTACCAAGTCCTGAAATCTTCCTGTGTTCATCATAGCCTCCGTTTTAAGCATAAAAAAATCCGGCAAGACGTTATATAACGTTATGTCGGATAGTAAAAAAATATAGGCAACTACAAAAGTGCCTTTTCATA